CGGCGGCAACGGCGGATGGCGCCTCTCGAAGGGCAAGAGCCGCGGCAAGAAGATGGACGCCGCCATCGCCGCCGCGATCGCCGTGTGGCTCGCGTGCCAGCCCGCCGAGGACGAAGAGGAACCCGCGGAGCCCGAGTTCGTCAGCCTGTGAGGAGGCCCGCGATGCCCCGACTCTCCACCGCGCTGGAACTCGCCGGGGCGCTCCTCGTCGCCGCCGGCGCCGCCGTCCTCGCCCCGTGGCTCGGCCTCGTCGTCGCCGGCCTCGGCATCTTCGCCGTCGGCGTGGCGCTCGACCCCCCCGCCCGGGGTCGCTGACCCGTGAGCCTCGTCCGCTCCCTCATCGAAGGCCGCGCGATCCGCGACAACGACCTCTGGGGCCAGTGGTCCAAGGGCGACAACCCCGGCGGCAACACCTTCGCCGGCCGCCAGGTCACCCAGGAGACCGCGACCAGCCTCATCGCCGTCCACGCCTGCGTCACCCTCATCTCCGACGCGATCGGCACCCTGCCCCTCGACGCGTTCGACCGCCCCGATCGCGGCCGACACCTCCAGGACCCGCAGCCCCGGTGGATCAACGACCCCAACCCCGAGATGGACGGCCTCGGGTTCGTCGAGGCCCTCGTCACCTCGATGCTCCTCGACGGCAACGCCTACATCGAGGTCGTCCTCGACCGCATCGGCCGCCTCGTCGAACTGTGGCCGCTCAACCCCCGCGCCGTCACCGCGGTCCGCCGCGTCCCCAACGGCAAGGTTTTCGACGTCCAGATGGACAACGGCCGGCTCGTCATCGGCGCTCCCGCCTACCGCCGCGGCGGCACCGGCGGCGTCCTGCACATCCCCGCCTACCGGGCCGCCGGCAAGCTCAAGGGCGCATCACCGATCGCACGTGCCGCCCAGGCCATCGGCCTCGGCCTCGTCACCGAGGAGTACGGCGCCCGGTTCTTCGGCCAGGGCTCGCACCCGGGCGGGATCATCGAACTCCCCGGCAAGGCCAGCCCCGACGTCGTCGAACGCCTCAAGGACAACTGGGAGGCGCACCACTCCAAGCCCGGGAAGTTCCACCGCCCTGGCGTGCTCTCCGACGGCGCCAAGTGGCACCAGCTGTCGATCGCCCCGAACGAAGCCCAGTTCCTCGAGACCCGGCGCTTCCAGCTGAACGAGATCGCCCGCCTCTACCGGGTCCCGCCCCACCTCATCGCCGACGTCGACCGCTCCACCTCGTGGGGAACCGGCATCGAAGAGCAGGCCATCGGCTTCGTCGTCTACACCCTCCGGCCCTGGATCGTCCGCCTCGAACGCGCGCTCTCAGAGCTCGTCCCCGGCGCCGGCTACGTCCGGTTCAACGTCGAGGGCCTCCTGCGCGGCAACACCAAGTCCCGGTTCGACGCCTACGCCGTCGCCCGCCAGTGGGGATGGCTGTCGGTCAACGACATCCGCGACCTCGAGGACCTCGACCCCGTCACCGGCGGCGACACCTACCTGTCGCCGCTCAACATGAGCCCGCTCGACCGTCCCCCCGCCACCAACGGAGGCACCCCGTGAGAGAACGTCGCACCATCAGCACCGACCTCGCGGTGCGATCGAAGTCCGACGCCGGCGCCGTCATCGGCGGCCACTCCCCGGTCTGGAACCGCTACAGCCAGAACCTCGGCGGGTTCGTCGAGCAGGTCGCTCCGGGCGCGACGTCGAAGACCATCCAGGAGGCCGACATCCGCGGCCTGCTCAACCACGACCCCAACCTGCTCCTCGGCCGCAACAAGGCCGGCACCATGCGCCTCGCCGAGGACCGCGTCGGCCTCGACTTCGAGATCGACGTCCCCGACACCACCCCCGGCCGCGACCTCGTGGTGTCCGCCGAGCGCGGCGACATCAACGGGTCCTCGTTCAGCTTCCGGGTCGTCGGCGACGGCCAGACCTGGGGCTTCACCGACGACGACTTCCCGCTCCGCACCCTCACCGAGATCAAGCTCTACGACGTCGGCCCCGTCACCTTCCCCGCCTACCTCGACGCCGAGTCCGGCCTGCGCTCCGAGATGGCGCGCGCGGCAGCGTTCGCAGGGCTCGTCACCGAGCGCCGCTCGATCGACGAGGTCCTCGAGGCCGCCGGCGCCGACCAGCTGGCCGAGATCATCCGAGCCAACGACCCCGACGAGCCGCGCGACACGCACTCGCTCGTGGTTCACCGCGCCCGCCTCGAGCTGGCGCACCGACGAGCGGCGGTCTGACCGCTCACCACCCCCGGGGCCGCGCGACCCGCACCCCACACCACCCCAACCCCTCGGCGCCGCCGGTGACGGCGCGCGCCCTGAGTCCCAAGGAGGGACCCCGCCATGGAGCTGCGCGAGCTGCTCAAGAACAAGATCGACGCCCGCGCGTCGGTGTGGGAGAAGGCCAAGGAGCACCTCGACACCGTCGAGTCCGAGGGCCGCGCCATGACCGGCGAGCACGAGGAGACCTGGAAGCGGTACATGACGGAGCTCGACCAGATCGACGCCGCCATCGCCGACACCCGGGCCCTCATCGAGAGCGAGCAGGCCGCCAACGAGGCCCGCGAGCTGTCCGACCGCCTCGGCCAGGGCCAGGACGGCGGCGACCGCGGCGACCAGGTCGACGACGCCGCCAAGCTGCGCGCCATCGCCAACGGCGAGGCCCGCGCCGCCGAGTTCCGCTTCGCCCCCGGCGAGGACCGGAGCTTCGCCACGGGCGAGCGCCGCGACCTGACCGAGGGCACCAACTCGGCCGGCGGCTACACCGTGCCCACCAGCTTCCTCAACAAGCTGTACGAGCACCTCATCGCCAACTCGGCGATCCGCCAGACCCGCGCCACGATCCTCAACACCGACTCCGGTGAGCCGCTCCTGGTCCCCAAGACCACCGCGCACGGCACCGGCGCCCTCGTGTCCGAGGGTGGCGCGATCGGCGAGTCCGACCCGACGTTCGGCCAGGCCCGCCTCGACGCCTACAAGTACGGCGTGCTCATCCAGGTGAGCAGCGAGCTCGTCACCGACACCGGCGTCGACCTCGTCAGCTACCTGGCCCGCCAGGGCGGCCAGGCCATCTCCAACGCCGCCGGCGTCCACTACATCACCGGCGACGGCTCCTCGAAGCCCCAGGGCATCACCACCGTGTCGACCCTCGGCAAGACCGCGGGCTCCGCGACCGCGATCACCTTCGACGAGCTGATCGACCTGATGTACTCGGTCATCGCGCCGTACCGGATCAACGGCGAGTGGATGTTCCGCGACGCCACCCTCGCCGCGATCCGCAAGCTCAAGGACAGCGACGGCCAGTACCTCTGG